ACTATATTCTTCTATTGACCAACTTGTAATTAAATCGCAAGCAACTAATCAAACTATTGAACATATTAGGGATTACAATAGATTTATGAGTTCATATCTAGCATCTACAAATGATCTTAATGATGGACTATCGTTTAACAATACGGCAAATCTTCAAGTATTAAATAGCAAAGCAGTTAAATCTGGACTTGTAGATAGTGATTATGGACTTGATACAAAAGCAACAAGTTTTGCCCTTTCACTTCCAAGTGGATTATTTAATGGTTCTCCACCTATTCCACTATCTAGGGGATGGGGTGTTGGTGGTTTGATTATTGAAATTCATTTAGCACCAGACAATAATGTATTATATGCTCTCAGTGGAACTGGAACAGATATTAGTGATGGTTTCTACCGCTTCCAGAATGTATCGTTATGTTGTGAAGTTCAAACACCAGCACCAAGTGATTTAGCACAACTTCAAAAGGGTGCTGGAAAGGGTGGAACATTTGAATACAATAGTATTTCGTCGTATTACACTACGTTTAATTCTACTAATGCTATTATTAACTTTTCACTTGGTCTATCAAAAGTATTATCTGTATTTTGTAATTTTATTACATCAAAACATATTAATAACAGAAGTTTTAATGGTATGACTACTTATTATCCAATGCGAGGAGATAATGCGGTTGCTAAAATCTTTCAAGTAGTATTTACCAGAGGTGGAGAACGAATGCCACTAGATTACAATATTGACACTGTTCAGAAACAAGATAGTGATAATGGAGCAACTGATAGTCAAGTATATCGTAATTATATTAATGCTATTCAGTCGTTTAGTAAGAATATGAGAAACACCACAGCACCAGAAAATATGCTTGTTGATTTAGGTAAAACAGCACCAAAAGATGGATATGAGAAATATATTGATGGAGGAGCAAACGTTGGTGTTGGTGTAGCATTTGATACAATTAGTAATCAAGGATTAGATTTCAGCACTACCCAGTTTGGTCTTCAAATGGATACAGACCTTGTAGATGACAATCCACAATCTGTATATATGTTTGTTAAATCTAAACAAACTATGGTATTTAATGGACAAGGCATCCAGATCATTAACTAAAAGATTATTAACTAAATTATAAAAATAAACTAGTAGGTATGATAATCCACTTATATACTATTATAAAGTTTTATAATATAGTATATTTTCTAAACTTATCTTTTTAAAATTTTATTTTCTAAATTATATTATAATATATATTATAAATATGTCAAGTAATGATGATACTACAAGTCCTCCAACCACAACTGAAAGTGCTCCCCTTGATGTCAGCACACCTTCCGTTCAAGCACCAGCAAATGTTCCAGACCTTATGAAGATTGGAGCAATGCCAGTAAATACACAAATGGATGTAGAAACAGATATTCTAGAACCAGTTGTATTTAGTGATACATTTGCTCGTTTCCGTCTTCAAAATAAAGGTATTCTTCATAGTAATTCTAAAATTACTTTTGGAATAGATATTAGTAATGGTAGTGGAGAATCAACTATTCTTCCACCAAATATTGGCATTCATTCCGTAGTGGATAGAGCAGTATTGAAGGTTGGTGCCAAAACTATTTGTGAAACAGATGCTTTTAACCATTTTATGAACTTCCGTTCATCTTTTGTAAATCCACAGCATAACAAACAACGCGAAAGTATTACTAGTGGTCGTTTAATGTGTCGTAAATGGGATTACATCCTTGGTGATAGTGGAGATAGTGCTAGTGGTAGAACTGGTGATAGTGAAACAGATGCTGATTTATACACACTAGATACTGGTTTTGAAATTGACCGACTTAATAAAGTAAATACAGATGGTGAATATGGAGTTCATAGATACACAGAACTTAATGCTAGTGCTTCTAGAAATGATGGTGGTGCTTCTAGTGATTTCCAGATTGCTTTAAATGATCTATTCCCATTCCTTAAAATGAACCAGTTGCCATTATATATGATGAAGGAACAGATTGATATTGAATTTCATTTTTCAATAGAAAAGAAACGAGCAGTAAGTTTAGGTGGAACAACTTCTACTTATTCAGCAAAGATTAAACAAAATGATGTAAAGATGATTGCTGATTACATTTACTATCCACAAGAAATTATGACAGCATATGGAAATGCTAATAGTAATATGAGTTTTACATATGTAGATTATCGTTTAGTAAAACACACTGTAAATGCTAGTGATAATAGTGATGCTTTTGACAATCTTATTTTGAATGTAGGAGGTGCTGGACGAGTAGTAAATAAACTATTCTTTGGTTTATCACTACCAGATACAACTGCTAATCCAGACCGCAAACTATTTAACTTATATGAAAGTATTGGATTAGTAGAAGATAGTGGAGAACTTGCCACTGTTTCACACAATTTACGATACAACGATAAGTTTTTATATCCAGTAGATATTAAGAACAATGCTAGGTTATTCCACAATATCCAGCAAGCAGAAGGTTCAGTTCCATTTATTTCAAAAGACGAATATGTTAATGAGTTAGGACTTATTACACAGCAAAAAGTATTTAATTATCAACTTGATGATGAAATTGAAGCAAAGAACTTTTGGGTTGAAGACCGACTTAATAAAAATGAACGAATTAATAGCAGAGGTATTGAAGTTTATCAATCTTGGGGAAAACTACCAGCAGATATACAACCAACTATGCGTTGTTGGTTAGAGGTTGTCAAATATGCGACCCTTACGGATGGTGTGCTCCAATGTTATTATGCGTAAGTTTTAGAGTAATCCGTTATTTAAAGATAATTTTATAATATAATATAAGTATAATATGTTAATTACTAATTTTCGTAATTATCATATTTTTAAAAATGGAGCAGTATTAAGTGAAGGAAGTAAATTTAATAAACCAAAATTTTTAAAACCAAGAGTAGATACACAAGGTTATTATGCTGTTAATTTATACAATGAAAATGGTTATAAGAGATGTAGAATACACAGATTAATAGCAGAACATTTTATACCAAAAGTAGAAGGTAAGGAATTGATAGACCATATAGACCAAAATAAAACAAATAATAATATTAATAATTTAAGGTGGTGTAATAAAAGTGAAAATAGAATAAATACTGGTATGCGTAAGGATAATACTAGTGGATATAAATATATTAGTTGGGATAAAAGTAAAAACAAATATGTATTTCAAATAAGACGCAATGGTAAAAGACATATTAAGAGATTTAAAACGTTAGAAGAAGCAATAGAGTATAGAGATAATTATAAAATTTAACTTTTTTTTCTAAAATATAAAACTTATAAAATTATATATCTAATATAATATAGATATGACTTCATATACAAATACTCATATATTAGAAGCAAATAGATTACATTCACCACAATACGATGATATTGGTGCTAATAATGCTATATGGACTAATGCGGTAAATGATGGAATTAAATTAAATATAGGTGATGAAGTATCATTACATTCAGCATTTGTAAGTGATTTAGGAGCAGAAGACAGCACAATAGAATTTAAGGGAAATGTTATACAAGACAAACAAGAATTTATAGTATCAAAAGTAGATAATATAGAAACATTAATACAAGAAGAAATAGAAAATAATGCTAGTATAACACATCCAAGATATTATTTACGTAGTAATATATCTGCTAGTAAAGTAATAGTAAATAATATTAAGGATACAGACGTAAATGTATTAATATCATATTATAAAAATAATAATGGAGAGTATATGTTTCATATGCCAATTAAATTTGCTATTCCGCAAAGTCCAGTAGATATAACAACTACTAATAGTTGGACATATACAAGAGAGCATACAAAAGAAATAAGTGGAATGGCAAGATGTCCTAGTGCTTCACACAGATTTGCCGATGATTATACATTTGATACAACAAATAAAACATTACAACAAAACGTAGATGGTAGTAGATATATGATATTTGGTAGAAGTCAAACTAATTTTATAAAGTTAAATGGATCTGGTGGTGGAAGTGCTGATAGTCATATAGAACAAAGAGATTTATTCCACAGAGATGTAGAATATGTAAGAATAAGAGATTTATTACAAATACAATCACCAGTTGGTTTTAATAGTCCTAGTCAAATATCCACTGTTATAACAGATGGTTTCCAAAAGAATACAGATATAAGTAATAATACAATAAATTATTATAATGGAAGTAGATTAGTAAAAAGACCAATAGGAAATAAAAACGAAACAGCAACAAATAAATTATTTAATTGTGCTACATTTCAAAATTTATCAACTGATAGTTCAGAACCATTTTATGGGACTACATATTCAACAAAAACAGTGCCAACAAATACACAAGGAGCATTTGATTATGAAAGTGGATTTCAGTATATAGGAATAAAACGACCAGAAATATATGAAACTGGAATACAAATAAAACTACAATATAAACATTTAAATAGTGGAAGAGATAGAATAGGAACAGAACAATGTAATTTATTATTTACTGATTATAATGCTAGTAGTAATAGTGATTTAGAATTTCAACATATAGTAGATGATGATGATGAAATTAAGGAAGGAGGATATGAAAATACAAATATAGCAAATTATGATTATGTAAATGAATTACCATTTGGAATAGTAGGAGAGGATGATACAAAAGTAGTATCATTAATACATACACAAATTCCTTGGACTGATACAAACTTATCACTATTAGAAGATTTCTTTAAAGCACAAGAAAGATACCCAGAGTTGTTTGATATGGAAAGAGATGGTTGTGAATTATTATACAATAAAAATATTTATAATGCTTCAACTTATGCTGGTGATGATATATCACCTTCAACGAATAGATATATACATATAGGAGGTCATAGGAATTCACAAATGGCAAGAGAATTAGACGTAGATAGTGATGGTAATATAAGGGGATTTAGTGTTTCATTTGGATATGATAATATACCAAGTATATTTAGTGGTTGTGGAACAAGTTATGGTGCTATTGGAGGTAGTCCTAGTGGAGTAAATACAAGTGGAACTGATTTTTCATCAGCACCATTATTTATAAACTTTTATGAAAAAACTAGAAACAATACTGGATCTGCTGACGACCATACATATTATTATAATACAGAAACTGGCGATGGTTTATGGGGTGGATTTGCTGTAAGAAGTCCTCCATCATTAGTAGTAAGGGATAATGGTTCAGCATTAAGTTTAGAAAACTTACCAACGGCAAGAAATATAGACCCTAATTCATATAGTGATACAATATCATTTATAGCAGTAGTTCCAAAACCATACTTAATAAAAAAAACATTAGATACATTCCATAATGCTGATGGAAGTGCTTCATCAACAATACAAAATCATCAAGTATATACATTAGGATATATAGATTGGTGGCAATATGTATTAAATCCAGCAATATATAATGTTAGTAAAACATATAATATACCAAATTGTGAAAATATAAAAGTTGGTTATGATAGTCATCCATCAGCATATGGTAATGCTTATATAGGATTATATAATGGAGTAAATATGAGATATGGTATATCACCAGATAATGAATACCAAACAGCAATAGACGAAAACAACCCAATAAATTATTATAATACTGCTGGAACAGAACTCACTGTTAATCCAACAAGAAAATATGCTGATGAATGGTTAAATCAAATATATTGTGGTGCTATTGAACCAGAATTATCATTTGACACTGTAACAAGTAGGTTTGCTTTATCATCATTACATTCACCAGAACGTATAACGAGTAAATATGATGCTACATTAGTCAAAAGTGGCACTAGTGGTCCCAGTGCTTCATTAACAGATGGAGTTAATATACCAGTTCCAGATAATAATGGTAATGAATGTTATAAAATAAATAAAGCATTTGATAGAAGGAACTTTTGTCCTACATTAACACCATATAATAAGGAAGTGGGGGTTGATATAGATGGAACAACCGCAAACGATTTATTCCCATTTCCATATGTAAATCAAATAATAAAACGAAATAGTATATTTGATAGTAATAGTGGAATATTTATAGAAGATTTTAATATAGAAGAAAAGAATTGGCAAAATAGTTTTTGGGGTATATGTGGATTTAGTTATGAAAATTTAAATAATGATGATACTGGAAATATAAATATAAGAGTATTTACTGGTGTATTAGGTAATATAGCAAAGATTACAACAAATGCCCAAGTAGTAAATGATGCTTTATTACAATGGAATGGAGAAGGCACTGGTGTTCCAGCAAATAAATACACAATACCAAAACCAATATTATTTAATTTTCAAAACGCACACCATACAGCAACTAGTGCTATTGCTAATCCACCAATGGAAGTAGAATGTAGTAGTGCTAAAATAGAAGCAAGTAATCTACCAACAAAAACATTAAGACCATATTTTATAATAAGAAGTGATATAATAAGTGATAGTTATTATAGTGGAGGACAAAACGAACCATCAACAATGCCAGTATTAAGTGTAATACCAAAAGAAAGTCAATATGGTGATTATTATTATTCAACAGATACAACAACATTTACTATAACACATCCAAGAACTATAACAAAAATAACAACACAAATAACAGATCCAAGTGGGAAACCATCAAATCTTTCACCAAATAGTGCTGTGTTATATAAAATAACAAAACAAAAAACACTTAATAATAATATATATCAACAAGTATTACAACAAAATAAATAATTATACATAAAATATTTAAACTAAAAATGATAATATAATATATATTATTTATAATATGGTTTCAAATGATTTTAATTATTGGGAACATACACAATATTATCCAAAATGTAAAGTATGTAATCAACGTATAAGTAGCACAAGATGGTGTAGTAAAGAATGTTGGATAAAGCAAAGGAATAAAAAAACATTTAATGAATATGTAAAACCAAATGATATATTAAAAATAAAAAATAAAAAACACTGGGATACATTAAAATTAATACCACCTAAAACTAAATCACAAATTAAAAAACAATATTACAAATTAGCATTACAATATCATCCAGATAAATCTACTGGAAATCACAATTTATTTACACAACTAAACGCATCTTATACAATACTTACTTCCACTTAAATTCCAAATCTTTATTTAAGGCACCTTTAAACACAGATTTTGGTAGATATTCACTAATATCACCAGTATATATTTCATAAATATCATCTGGTTTATCTTCATCAAATCTACCAAACCACCATTTAACATCATCTACTTCTGCTTTTTCACACAATTCCTTACTTTTTTTGTAATGACTTTTACACATTTCACCTTCAACTGCTTTCTTTTGACATTGACCACCATAACCTTCATTCCAAATACGACAACTACACATTAGTGGATTAAAAGTATCATTGTTAGATTTGTTAGGGTTATGACCATCACATTTAGCACCAGTTTTTATCTTTTTTACTTTACCAGTAGCAGTTTTCTTTTTTTCAACCAATTTATTTTTTGTTGTTAATACACTTTGTTTATAAATATTATTTTTAAGGTTATAGTAATCACTAGCAATACACTTCAATACTTCTACATCTTCCATACATTCTTTACAAACAAAATTACCACCAGCAAATTCCGTATAATCACTACACCATTCACAGCATCTATCACATTCTTTTTTTTCTTCGTCTTCTTTTGTAATAGGTGGAACACTAATCTTAATAGCATCTTCTATAATACTATCAGTAATTTTTCTACAAAATCTTTCAATATCTTCTTTATCCATTACTTCTTGCCAGTTAGGGTCGTAAGGTTTATCATCTGGATATTGTTCTTCTTCAACAACTTCATCTTTTTCTTTTTTCCATTTTTTATATTCATCAAAAGTTTTTAGTTTTCTATTCAAATACAATTCCATTACTTCAATATATTCTGGATCTGTATGGCAAGGTTGAAAAGCACTTTGAAATATAAAGTATATATCTCTTTCTAAATCCGTAGTATATAGTTTTTCTTCTTTTTCTTCAACAACTTCTTCTGGTGGAAAGCACCCTTTTCCGTCGTCTTCTTCTTCAACAACTTCTTCTTCAACAACTTCTTCTTCAACAACTTGTTCTTCTTCTTCACTTTCACAATCATATTTTAGATAGTATTTTTCAAAAAGTCCTTTATTATACATTTTCTTAAAGTTCTTAAATCTTGTATCATCATCTTTATTCCATCGGTGGAAACTAGATTTACTTATTTTTGGCATTTCAACACTTTCAAAATATTCACAATTTCTTTCATAATTATCAAAGAAATCTTTTCGGTAGTATTCGCTTGCGTCTTCAAAGGACAACTTGAAAGATGCCATTTTGTATTCTTTGTTTCAATAATATAGATTTTTTTGTTATAAAATTTCAAATTACTTTGGTAAAACAGCAATTCACTGATTAACTCTTTTTACTGCTGGTGGGCACCATAGGTGCTTTCCAGTAGTATTATAGTATAAATTATTATTTATTTTTTTTTGTATTTATTTATCATAAACTAATTTTCCGTTTTCCACACCAGTCATAAATTTACGTAGATTTTTAAAACTATTTTTTGCGTCGTTTTCAACTACTTTTTCTATCTTTTGACTAGTTCCTTCACCGCAATCTCTATCAGCATTTTTCATAATTAACGCTTGTATAAGTTTCTTATTTTTGGGACTTTCATCAAATCCTTTATAACCACCAATTAATTCCATTATATTTTTTCCGTTGCTACTTGATACAATAACCGCTTCAAGAAACGTAATATATTTTTGTATCATATTCCTATTTTTTGTAATACCAACTTCTTCTTGATCTGGTTCAATCATCATCATTTTTATTTGAACAACTTCCATTGTTTTTTTTTTAAGACCACCTTCTATTGTAGTTTCAGTTTCTTCTAATATATTTAGTTCTTTCATTTCACTAATAAAGTTATCATCAAACAATCTCATCTGTTGAAACTTTTTCTCTTGTTTTTTCATTTCTTTTTTAATCCTTTTTACGTTGTTTTCTTTGGTAATAATTTTTGCTTTTAGTTCTTCAATTTGTCTTTGTAGGTCTTCACTATTATCAATTTGTGCTTCTACGATTACTTGTTGTGCTTGTTGAATAACGATAGGATTAACCATAGATGCTTGAACGACTTGTTCTCTTTGAATAGTTCTACGACGATTTGCGTAGGCGGTATTGTGTTGTCTGGATCGTCCATTAGGCATTTTTGTAAAGTATTCTTTTTTCAATAATATCCAAAAAGTATTTAGAAAATTTCAAATTACTTCTTGAAAATAGGATTTATAAGTATT